GGCAACCTACTTCAAGAAAACTTACAATTAAGGATAACACTAGAACACTACAAGTCGGTGATACACTAACAGGTGCTACATCAACCACTGCAAGAACTATCGGTGCAATAACAGATGTCATGACATTTGGTACAGACCATTCAGCACAGAATGTAGAATTTGAATCTCAAGATTCAAATTACCTAGACTTTAGTGAAGTTAATCCGTTTGGTGAACCATAATGTTCGGAACATATTTTTATAACGAAACAATCAAAAGGTCGATTTCTATTTTCGGTACTTTGTTTAATAACATTGATATTAAGAAAACGAAAGCTGACGGAACTGTACTCACATCACAGAAAGTACCCATATCCTATGGCCCTAAACAAAAGTTTCTATTAAGACTTACTGAGGATGCAAAACAAAGAGATGGTGCAGTAACATCTATCTCTCTACCTCGTATGGCTTTTGAAATGACAGGATTAGAGTATGATCCGTCAAGACAACAAAACAAAATCATTAGAACACAAAAGACACAATTAGAAACAACTGATGTTGGTAAAAGAGGATTCCAATATCAACCAGCACCTTACAATATAAACTTTACTCTATCCATACTTGCAAAGAACGCTATCGATGCACTACAAATTGTAGAACAAATACTACCATACTTCCAACCTGAGTATACAGTTGCAATGAAAATTGTAGATACTATGAGTGAAGTCAGGGATGTACCAGTCATATTAAACTCAGTTGCAATGGAAGATATGTATGAAGGTTCATTCGAAGAAAGAAGAGTTATAGAATATACATTAGAGTTCACTATGAAGTTGTATATGTTCGGCCCAGTATATACTGGTGAAGTTATTAAGAATGTTATCGAAAGAGAATACATCAGTGATAATGTTCAAGCTGGATTTACATCGTCTCAAATTAATAGTGCTGGACTCGTTAAAGAAGTTAAACACTATGAACCAGCATTCGCTGCTGTTGCAAATCAAGTGACTAACTCAAATACAGTGACATTTGCTACGGCAATAAATAGTAAGATAAGTACAGGAGATGAAGTTTTCGGTACAAATTTAACCACTAATCCTACAGTGAGTAGTATTGCAAGTGATAAATTATCGATTGTATTAAGCAATCAGGTGAATTTCAATGCAGATACAACACTGAAATTTGTAGGTTCTGTTGACCCAAGTGATACATTTGTGGTTGCAGAGACGGTGACTTTTTATGATGAAGGTGGAGGTAATACATATTCGGAAGACCTCGCTGGTGATGCATAGTTATGACAAAAGAAATAGACGACAAATTAGATAATCTTCTTGATATCAATTCTGATATTAAAACAGAGACCAAGTTGGTCAAAGTTCCCACTAGAGAGAAGAACATTGAAACGGACTACAAATATGCCCGTGAGAACCTCTATGACCTCGTAGAACGAGGACAAGATGCAATCGACGGCATACTAGAACTATCCAAAGAAACAGAACACCCGCGTGCATACGAGGTTGCTGGTCAATTAATCAAAACAGTATCCGAGACTGCAGAAAAGTTAATCGATATACAGAAAAAATTAAAAGACCTAGAAAAGGAAGATAGTTCAGTCAGGACACAACACAATCACTTGTATGTAGGTTCAACAAGTGAGTTGCAGAAGTTCCTGAAAAAGGAGTCCAAGAAAGATGTTAGAGAAGACTAGCGAATACAAATTACTACCTATACCCGAAGTAAAGGAAGGTGAAGCCTTTTGGTTAATGTCATTGGGACAATTGACCCGTCACAATACACATTACTTTAAGGATATAGACGAAGTAGAAAATTATAATCCATATGAAGATTGGATTAAAGAAAATGTCAAAGATAAAGTCGTATGTGATTTAGGAAGTGGAACAGGTGTCTTACTTCATCTTGCAGAATATTACGGTGCAAAGAAATGTATCGGAATCGAAAAAAATAACTGGGCCTGTGTATATACAAAAGGTATGTACCCACATTGGGATATCATCCATAATGATTTCCTACAAATGGAGGAATGGCCTGAAGCAGATATCTACATTCATAAAGGTATTGATGAGATGAAAGCTCTCAACGAAAAAGCACATAAGTTGGGTAAAACTAATTGGCCCAAAGAATGGTTGAATGGATATGGTGAAGAACAAGAAGGAATGATAGATTATGTTTCAAACAAACATAAAAGAACATTCGAAGAGTTGATAAGACTTGGGTGGATGGAAGAATACTTAAATGGTTAAACCTGTAAACGAAGGATATCTCGGTAACACTCTCATAAAAAGGAGCGGTGTCGAGACGCAGTATACTAAAGAAGAGTTGGCAGAATACATGAAGTGTTCTAAAGACCCAGTTCATTTTATAGAACAGTATACTCAAATTATATCCCTAGATGAAGGTATGGTTCCTTTCCAACTTCGTGGTTATCAAGAAAACCTTATTAACTTCTATGATGAAAATAGATTCAATATTGTTCTTGCATCAAGACAGTCAGGTAAGTCAATCACATCATGTGCATATCTTTTATGGTATCTCTTGTTCCATCCCGAAGTAACAGTCGCGGTACTTGCAAACAAAGGTGCAATTGCAAGAGAGATGATTGCCAGAATCGTAACCATGTTAGAGTCTGTACCGTTCTTTTTACAGCCGGGCGTTAAGATTCTCAACAAAGGTTCTATAGAATTTGCAAATGATTCCAAGGTAGTTGCAGCTGCAACATCATCAAGTTCGATTCGTGGTATGTCAATTAACTTACTATACCTCGATGAGTTTGCATTCGTAGATGATGCAGATACATTCTATACTGCAACATATCCCGTTATCACATCAGGTAAAGATTCTAAGGTTATAATTACATCTACTGCAAACGGTGTAGGTAATATGTTCCATAGAATATATGAATCTGCAGTACATGAACAGTCAGAATATAAGCACTTCATAATAAACTGGTATGATGTGCCGGGCCGTGATGATAAATGGAAAGAGATGACCATTGCTAACACCTCAGAGGCACAGTTTGAACAAGAGTATGGTAATAGTTTCTTAGGTACAGGTAACACTTTGATTAACTCAGACACCTTACTAGGAATGAAAGCTTGGGAACCTGAGTGGAATAAGGACAATATTCAGGTCTATAAAAGACCGAAGGAAGGACACGACTATATATGTACAGTAGATGTTGCAAAAGGTAGAGGAATGGATTATTCCACCTTCTCCGTGTTTGATGTATCTACGCAACCGTTTGAACAGGTTTGTACCTATCGGGATAGTATGGTAAGTCCCATGCTGTTTCCTGATATTATAAATAAGTATGTACGAGCTTACAATGAAGCATTAGTAATCATTGAGAATAATGCAGAAGGTGGAATGGTTGCAACACAGTTGCATTACGATATTGAATATCCAAATGTCTTTGTACAAGGACAATTAAAGGCAGACGATATTGGAGTAACCGTTAACAAAAAGATTAAACGGATAGGCTGTTCTACACTTAAAGAGTTGTTAGAAGAGAAAAGATTACATCTTGTAGATCGTGCAACTATAACGGAGTTAATGACTTTTGTCACTAAGGGTAATTCCTATGAGGCAGATAGAGGTTACCATGATGATATGGTAATGAATTTAGTGTTATTCAGTTGGTTTATTACGACTGAATACTTCTATCACATGACTGATAAACAAGTGAAAGACTTGTTATATGCAGAACAACAAAAGATGATAGAAGATGACATATTACCCGCGGGGGTATTTGGTGCAGAACAAGGGACAACGGAAACAACCTTTGTAGACGACCAAGGAGACCGTTGGTTTACTAAAGATATGTCAGTAGGAAACGAATGGTAGTTCTTTAGAGAACGCAAAGTTATAAATAAAACAGTAAACAACTTTTTACATTAACAGGAGAAAAATATGGCATTTCAAGTATCACCAGGCGTACAAGTCAAAGAAGTTGACTTGACAAATGTTGTGCCTGCAGTTTCCTCTACGGTAGGAGCATTCGCGGGTTCATTTAGATGGGGCCCTGTTGATGAAGTAGTATCAGTTTCAGATAGCAAAGGTTTAGTAGATCACTTCTATAGTCCAGCAGACACAGACGCTGCTGCAGAAGACTTCTATTCTGCAGAGGCTTTCTTAAGATATGGTTCATCATTAAAAGTTGTTCGTGTTGCAAGTTCAACAGCCTATAATGCAAACAACGGTGGTGACACTGATGCAAGCATTAAAAATCTAGATGCATACCAGTCAGGTTTCGAAGACGGTGGTGCAGCTGGAACAATAGGTCAATGGGCTGCAAAATACCCAGGCGCAATTGGAAACTCACTGAAAGTTAGTGTTTGTGCATCTCCCGATGCATATTTCAATGACAATGTGACTACTCTAGATGCAGAAGAAGCTGCTGGTCAAACAGTGATTTCCGTTACATCTGAAGCAGGTTTCAGCATCAGGGATATAGTAAGATTCGGTACTGATACTCAGGAATACCGAGTTACTGCTACTGCAACAGGAACAATAACTGTAGAAGCCCTAAACCAACCAGCTGGAACAGGTCTAGTTAGCACAGTTGCTAACTCAACTCAAGTTCACAGATATTGGGAGTTTTATAATCAATTTGATAAAGCCCCAGGCACATCTGCATCTGCAACCGCAGCTTCAGGTAGTGCAGACGAAATTCATGTAGTAGTCGTAGACGAAGATGGAGCAATCTCAGGTAAACAACACGAAGTTCTAGAAACTTACGGGTTCGTTTCATGTGCATCAGACAGTAAAGATGCATCAGGTTCTTCTAACTACTATAAATCAAAAATCAATAACCAATCCGACTGGATATGGTGGACAGGTCATAGCACCTCGACTCATGCAGCTGCAAACAGTATAACAACTCACGCAGGTTCAGGGTCAGTTGCTTTCGGAAGACCTTCTGCACCAATCAACTCATCTCTAGCAAATGGAGCTGACGGAGGTTTACCAACACCAGCAGTTAAGTATGCTGGATATGTTGATAACTTCGGTGATGCAGAAACTCAAGATGTCTCATTCTTAATCGTAGGTTCAACTAGAACTTCGAATGGTGACCTTCTTACAGACCACAATTCAATCGTGAATCAATTAATCCAAGTTGCAGAAAATCGTAAAGATTGTATGGTAATTGCTTCTCCAAGGAGAGCATCAGTGGTTAATGTCTCATCCGAGTCAACTCAAAGTTCAAATGTTATTGCAGACTACGCGTCTGTAACATCAAGTTCTTATGCAGTATTAGACTCAGGTTGGGTTTACCAATACGACAGATACAACGACAAATACTGTTGGGTGCCCGGCAACGGACATACAGCAGGTATCATGGCAAGGTCAGACTTGTTAAGAGACCCATGGTTCTCACCAGCGGGATTCTCTAGAGGTCAGTACCTAGGAATAACTAAACTTGCTTTCAACCCATCACAAGGGTCAAGAGATGACCTTTATCAAGCAAGGATTAATCCTATCGTAACATTCCCAGGCCAAGGTACAGTATTATTTGGAGATAAAACTGCACTAAGTACACCATCTGCATTCGATAGAATCAATGTCAGAAGGTTATTCATCGTATTAGAAAAGGCAATTGCAGTTGCAGCTAAATCACAACTCTTTGAATTCAATGATGCATTCACTAGAGCACAATTTAGAGCTGCAGTAGAACCTTTCCTAAGAGATGTTAAGAACAGAAGGGGTCTAACAGACTTCACAGTATTATGTGATGAAACTAACAACACAGATACAGTTATAGATAGAAACGAATTTGTATGTTCTATCTTTGTGAAACCTGCTAGAAGTATTAACTTTATCACTCTTAACTTCGTGGCTGCAAGGTCAGGGGTTGAGTTTGAAGAAATCTACGGAGCAGTTTAAGGAGTAAAGAATGGCAACAATAGACGAATTTAAAGCACAACTGATTGGTGGTGGCCCGAGACCTAACCGATTTAGAGTCTTTATTCCTAGAGCAGGAAACCGTATTGAGTTCCTTTGTAAAGGAGCTGCAATACCCGCTGCTACCCTAGGTGAGATTCCAATCAACTTTAGAGGTCACATTCTAAAGTTAGCAGGAGATAGAACATTTGAAGATTGGTCAGTAACCATCATCAATGATTCAGAATTTTCTGCGAGGTCAGGACTAGAAGCTTGGCAACAAGACATTCAGGAACTTGATTCAGGTGTAGGTATGGCATCTAATGACTACTTACTTTCAAGAGCCTTTGTCGAACAATTAGGTAAAGACGACGCTGTCCTTGCGAGATATGAATTTTTCAACATGTTCCCGAAAAACATTGCTGCTATCGAATTAAACTACGAAACGGTAGATGCATTGGAGGAATTCACAGTTGACTTCACATATTCTCACTGGGAAAGAGTCAAGTAATAATAGTGAAATGACCTCTTTAATAGGGGTATAAATATAGTTATGGAATTATTTGGGTTTGAAATAACTCGTAAGAAAGACGAGTTACGAGTCAAGGAAGCACAGAATGCTAAGTCATTCGTGCCTCCTGTTGACGATGATGGCACTCCCGTCATTCAACAACAAGCTGGATATATATCTGGCGGAGCATATGGTGCGTATGTTGATATGGAAGGTGGTATCAAGAATGAGTCTGAACTCATTCGAAGATATAGAGAGACATCATTAGTACCCGAATGTGATTCGGCAATAGAAGATATTGTCAATGAGTGTATTACTTCTGATATATCAGATAGGATTGTTGCACTCGATCTCAGAGATGTTAAGCTCTCTGATAGCATCAAGAATAAGATGCAAGACGAGTTTGCACACATCTTATCTCTAATGAAGTTCAATCAGAACTCTCATGAATTATTCAGAAAGTGGTATGTCGATGGAAGGATTTACTTCCATAAGGTCGTTGATAGCAAACGCCCTAAGTTAGGTATAGTAGACCTAAGAAACATTGACCCTCTTAAAATTAAGAAGGTTAGGAATGTTGAGAAGGACAAAGACCCTAAGACTAAGATTGAGAGGGTTACTAAGATTGAAGAATTCTATATGTTTAACGACAAAGGATTCGACAAGTCCAGTGCAACTGATGGTAATGTTGTAAGAATTGCACCCGAGGCGGTGACTTATACTACATCAGGATTATTGGATTACAGTAGAAATGTTGTAATCGGATACTTGCACAAAGCATTGAAGACTGCAAATCAGTTAGCAATGATGGAGGATGCACTTGTTATCTATAGGATTTCAAGGGCTCCTGAGAGAAGGATATTCTACATTGATGTAGGTAACCTTCCAAAGGCAAAGGCAGAACAGTACCTTGCCGATGTTATGCACAAATATAGAAATAAATTAGTGTATAATGCAGAGACAGGTGAAATCAAAGATGATAGAAAACACATGTCAATGCTTGAAGATTTTTGGTTACCAAGAAGAGAAGGTGGTAGAGGAACAGAGATTACCACACTTCCAGGCGGACAAAACTTAGCAGATATAGATGATATCGAATACTTCAAGAAGAAGTTATATCAGTCTCTAAATGTACCGTCAACTAGATTAGAAGCTGACAATGGATTTAACATGGGTAGAGCTTCAGAGATATCTAGAGATGAACTTAAGTTTAATAAGTTCACAAACAGACTTCAAAAGAAGTTTGCAAGAGTTTTTACAGACATTCTTAAGACTCATATGATTCTTAAGGAGATAGTAACTGGAGAAGAGTTTGACAAGATCAAAGACTTCATCCAGTATGAATTTGCAACCGACAACCATTTTACAGAGTTGAAGGAAGCAGAGATTCTAAGGGAGAGATTAGATACCCTTGGAGGAATAGCAGACTATATTGGTAAATACTATTCAAACGAATATGTTAGAAAGTATGTACTAAGACAGACTGAGGAAGACATCAAAATCATTGATGCCCAAATACAAGATGAGGGTGGAGATGAGGAAGGTGGAGAAGATGACAGCTTTGGAGGATTTTAGTAATGAGTGAAGACATCAGTAGAAAGATAGTCGATGAGATAGAAGCAGGTAAACTTGAACAAGCCAAACAAACAGTGTTTGATGGTATCAAGGGAAAGGCTGCAGAAGTAGTCGACATGAAGAGGGTCGAAAAGTCAGTTAACTGGTTAGAGACACCCTCAAATGAAGGTGCAACAGAAGAGTGAAAACCTTCCAAGATGTAGCTCAGGAACTTCATGAGGCAAAATTTATTTGCCCCGAAGGTCATGAGGTCATCAAAAGAGAAAAGCTAATATTCGGTGAGGAAACAATAAATATAATATACACCGAATGTGAAGAAGGTATAACAGTATTCTTAAACGGACAGGATATACAGGAAACCTTCGAGGATGAAGAGTCCTTAAAAATTGGTATGCAATCAGTGAAGAAAATGTTAAAAGACATGTCCGAAGAAGGTATATCAATAGAGGGAATAGTAAATGAAATTAATATCGGAATTTAACGACTACGCGGTCGAACCAGTTATAGTCGAGTCAAACGAGAACGGTAAGAAAGATTACTTTATCGAAGGTATCTTTATGCAATCCGAAATTAAAAACCGTAATGGTAGGATATACCCTAAAGAAGTTATACAGAAAGAAGTAAAAAGGTATAACAAAGAGTTCGTAGAACAAGATAGAGCATTCGGAGAGTTAGGACATCCCGAAGGGCCTACAATTAATTTAGACAAAGTGTCCCATATGATTACCACATTAAAAGAAGATGGTAACAATTTTGTGGGACGAGCAAAGATTTTGAGTACACCAAACGGTCAAATAGTTAAAAATTTGATAGATGATGGTGCCAAACTGGGTGTTTCTTCTAGAGGTCTAGGTTCACTAGAATCTAAAGGGGATGCACAGTATGTAAAAGACGATTTTCAACTTGCTACGGCGGGTGATATCGTTGCTGACCCATCTGCACCTGAGGCCTTCGTTGAAGGTATCATGGAAGGAGTAGAGTGGGTATATGAGAGTGGTATCTTGAAAGCAAGAGATATTGATGAAATGCAGAGAGAATTAAAGACTGCTAGACTCAATTCCCTTGAAGAAACCAAATTGAAACTATGGAAAAGGTTCGTTAGAAACCTTTAACATATAAATAAAAAAGTAATCTTTAAACAGGAGAAATTTATGTCAGATTTAGATAACCAAGTAGAAACTGCTGAAGAGTTAGTTGCTGAAAAGGCACCTACCGATATGGCAGAGAAAGGTGACAAATCTGCTCACAAGCAAGGTTCCAGCTCTGAGGAAAGTATTGAATCAGGAAAAGCTGAAGTCGTCAAACCCGAAGAAAATCCTGTTGACAAGGCTGTTGCAAGTGTTTCTAAAGCAGAAAAAGGTACTAAACCAGTATCAGATGCTGTTAATAAGAACGCAGAAAAAGGAGACAGCAAAGCAGACAAAATAAAAGAAGATGAAGATTCCAATGAAGAAGACACAATCGCAGAGAAAGGTGTCTCTAAAATGGAAAACATCAAGGCTGCAGTCGACAGTATGAAAGGTCTAACAAAAGAAGAAATAACTAAGTTGTTCTCTTCTTTGTCAGAGGACGAAGTCGATGAAACCTTGACTAAAGCAGAAGTTGCACGAAACATAGTAGAAGCTTTAAAAGCATTATCCCAAGAGGAAGTTCAGAAGTTCGTTGACTCTTTAAAAGAGTATGGAATGGAAGATGAGGAAGAGGATGATGACGATGATGAGGACGAAAAAGAAGAGTCCGTAAAAGAAGAAGCTGAAGCTGAAGTCGAATCTTCATTAGTTGAGATTGAAATAGATGACGACCTATCAAAAATCTCTGAATCATTAGAATTATCAGAAGAGAATGCTGAGAAAGCGAAGACTATTTTCAAAGCTGCAGTATCAAGTAAAGTTGCAGAAGTTGAGAAAGAGCTTAAAGAGCATTACGAAACAGAATTAAAATCCCAAGTAGAAACTGTCAAGGAAGAATTAACTTCTTCTGTAGATAAGTATCTAACATATTGTGCTGAAGAGTGGACGAAAGAAAACGAACTCGCAATCGAAAGGGGTTTAAGGTCAGAAATGACAGAAAACTTTATCCAAGGTTTGAAAACATTGTTCGTAGAACATTATGTTGAAGTGCCAGAAGATAAGTACGATGTCATGGATGAACTTGCAAATCGTCTTGACGAGATGGAATCCAAACTCGACGCAGAAGTTTCCAAGAACATGGAAATTAACGAAGAGTTAGGTGGTCTTAAAAGACAAAATGTCGTGAACAAGGCATGTGTAGACTTGTCTGAATCACAAAAAGAAAAAATGGTTTCACTCGCTAACGGTGTAGACTTCACAGACGAAGCAGATTTCGAAGAGAAAGTTGCAGAAATCAAAGAAGCTTACTTCGGTGTTGAAGGTGAGTCCATTGCTGAAGAAACAGTGCAAGAAGAAGGAACTGGAGAGTTCGAAGTCGAAGGACAAGAGAAAGTTCTAGACCCTTCAATTGCAAGGTATTCTGAAGCTTTATCAAAACTAAAACCATTAGGTTAAAATAGAGGAAATTGTAAAATGTTTTTATCAGAAAACTTACAAGAGAAATGGGAGCCTATTCTAGAGCACTCCGATCTTCCTAAGATCGAAGACAACTACAAGAAGGCTGTCACAGCAGTGATACTCGAAAACCAAGAGAAAGCTCTTAACGAAGACAGAGCAACTCTTGAGGAAGCTGCACCCTTAAACTCTACTGGCACTGGAATAAGTAACTGGGATCCAATCCTAATTTCACTTGTTCGAAGAGCTATGCCAAATCTCGTTGCATACGACATTTGCGGTGTTCAACCAATGACTGGCCCAACAGGTCTTATCTTTGCTATGAAAGCAAGATATCAAGACGATGCAAACGCAGACAGATTAGGACAATCTGAAGCGTTGTTTAACGAAGCTCGTTCAAAATTCTCAGCAGGGAATTCTGACGACATCGATAACACTGCAGACGCTGACCCTGTAGGTGACCCATTCGACGCATCAGGCCCTGAAACTTATGCAGGCGATACAGTGGCAGGAATGTCAACTGCAGCCTCAGAAGCTTTAGGTGACGGAAGTGGTTCAGGTAACCATTTCAATGAAATGTCTTTCACAATTGAAAAGGCAACTGTTACTGCGAAGTCAAGAGCACTCAAAGCAGAGTACACTTTAGAATTAGCACAAGACCTCAAAGCAATCCACGGTCTTGACGCAGAATCAGAACTTGCAAATATTTTGTCAAGTGAGATTCTAGCTGAAATCAACAGAGAAGTTGTCAGAAATGTCAACATCCAAGCCAAAACAGGTGCATCCGCAACTGCTTCCAGTGGTACATTCAACTTAGATGTTGATGCCAACGGTAGATGGTCTGTTGAGAAATTCAAAGGTCTATTGTTCCAAATCGAAAGAGAGAGCAATGTAATTGCAAAAGAAACTAGAAGAGGAAAAGGTAACTTTATCCTATGTTCTAGTGATGTTGCATCTGCACTTTCTATGGCTGGTGTATTGGATTACACACCTGCGTTAAATACTAACATCAATGTTGATGACACTGGCAATACATTTGCTGGAGTTCTTAACGGAAGAGTTAAAGTCTACATCGACCCATATGCTGGTGTTGATTACATGACTGTTGGTTACAGAGGGTCTAACCCTTATGACGCTGGTATGTTCTATTGCCCATATGTTCCACTACAAATGGTGAGAGCAGTTGGTGAGAATACATTCCAACCAAAAATCGGATTCAAAACTAGATACGGAATGGTATCTAACCCATTCGTAGGTGCTACACCTGCTGATGGACTTGCATCTGCTGGAACAAACCAATACTACAGAAAAATGGCAGTGTCCAACATTCTGTAAACGGAATTTCGTTTCGATTAAAACCCCTCTTTTGAGGGGTTTTTTTTGTCTAAATATATTGTAATCGTTCATTCACTCTAAATGTAGCAGTGGACGGAAGTAGGCATGGGGCCGAAGGAACGCATTTTTGTTCAACCTTAAAACGGAGAATGGAAATGACCAAGAAGAAGGCTGACCTCAAGTTAGTATACCGTGGCACTCGTCACAATGGTGAATCTACAAAGTCAAAACCACAGACCAAGGGTGTATACCGTGGTCAAAAGTGGTCGGCTTAAGATAACCTATATACTATAGATGAAGGGGGTATTCTAAATACCCCCGACTATAATACACATACACACGGAGGAATTATGTCAACATCAAAATCAGGGTTCGAAATCCGAGCCGACTTACTAAACCAAGCTCAAGGTCTATTAGAAGGAAACATCTATAGATCAAACGAAAGCATTCAAAATCATAACGATAATTATCCAAACGATAAGAAATCTTATGGTGACCAATTCGTTTCTACGGAAGATGTTATTGCAACTGCAAGACAATTGAATGAGTTTGTTAACGAGAAATAACCATAAATAATACTATGAAAGAATATGACAAAAGTATCACAATGAGTGAAGGGCCATTTGAGAGAATTGCATTCCCAAACGGTACAGAAACAAAAGATGTATTAAATCGTAAAATTATTACAACTTATATACAAGACGGTTACTTATGTGAATCAATAGTAACTAGAGAGTATAGAGACGGTGACTATCACGATACTACATCTTCTAAGAGGATAATCAAAGTAAATGGCTGACCCCATCATTAATAAATCTCTATTGTCTAAAAATAATTTTAGATTACTAATAGACAAAGTTCCTAATACAGAATTCTTTGTGAAGACTGTAAACATTCCAGGCTTGCAGTTTACTGAAACAATTCAAGCTGCTGGTATAGGACTGGATGCATTCTTCCCTGGCGACAAGATTTCATTCGACACATTGAGTGTTGGATTCTTAGTCGATGAAGACTTAGGAAACTTTAAAGAGATATATGATTGGATGGACAACATTGTACCAGTATCCGACCCTTCTGCATTTGCAGCTTATGTCGGTTCAGTAAAAACTGCAGATGGTCAACTGTCTGCAGTTGATAATGACCTGAATCAATATTCAGATATTACTCTAGTAACTAACACAAACAAAAACATCCCTAATAAATTCTTTAGATTCCATGATGCATTCCCAATATCGTTGAGTGGGATAGAATTAGAATCAGGTGCAGATGTTAATGACCCAGTTGTTGCAACTGTAGAATTTAGGTTTACATATTACGAAATCAAAGCCACTTCCTAAAATACCATAAATATGGTATAATGGTACATTATGACACTCGATGAATTGAAAGCAGAGTGGAAAAAGGATTGTGAAATAGATGATATCGAACTAGATAAATCATCATTAGAAGTTCCTAGACTCCACGCAAAATACTCAGAATACTTGACAGATGCAATCGTCAAGCATAAATCCCTACAACTTAAATATCAGACACTATTGAAAGATAAGTGGATGTGGTTTAATGGTAAGATGGATGAAGGAAGAATCAGAGAACTTGGATGGGAAGATGATCCATTTGACGGACTTAAGATTATGAAGAATGATATGACTGTATTCTTTGATGCAGATAAAGATTTACAGAAGCTGAATGCACAAAACGAATATCAAAAAGCAACCATCGATTTTCTAAAAAGATGTATGGAGAATATAACATGGAGACACCAAACGATTAAGAACACAATCGATTGGAGAAAGTTCATGGCGGGTTCATAATGATATATCATAATTATGCATGTATACTTGAGAAGTATCTATCGAAAACAGAGGTAGATTATATACATTCATATGCACATAGTCTTGAAGTACACGGTTCAAGAATTGGTCACAATACTGGTTCAGATGTAGATAAGGCAACAAAAGAGAGTGGTACTACAGATAGTGTCATTAGACAGTCTACTAACAAATGGATAGACCACCAAGACCCTAAATTTGACCAAACAATCAAACAGAAAATATTTGATGGTATGGTTCAAGCCAACATACAAAGTGGTTGGAACTATGACATTCAAGATATGGAAAACTGGCAGTACACTCATTACGAAGCTCAACCTGATAAACCAACTGGTGACTTTTATACATGGCATACAGATTCAGGTGCAGACCCATATCCTAGTGGAATGATTAGAAAGATATCTTGTTCCGTCCAGTTATCAGACCCCGATGATTATGAGGGTGGTCATTTTCAATGGATAGAATCACAAAAACATTTTGACCGTATTAAACAGAAAGACGGTACGATAAGAATAGAAGAGTTAGTACACACTGCACCTTTCAGTGGACAAGAATTAGGTTCTCTAATTGTTTTCCCTTCATGGTTACATCATCAGGTGACACCCGTTACACAGGGTATCAGAAAATCCTTAGTGGTATGGAATACAGGATGGCCTCTGAGATAACACTTAAGAAGGTCGATGAGGTCTTCATGCAAGTACAATGTGATGATGGTCTGGCAAGAGACTTGTTTGACTTCTTCTCATTCACAGTTCCCAACGCAAAGTTCATGCCCTCAGTTAAGAATAGATACTGGGATGGTAAGGTTCGTCTATTCTCAATCAAAACAAATAAAATTTATATCGGATTACTTCCTTATGTAGATGAGTTCTGCAGAGAAAGAGGATATGATATTGTAGGTATAAACGATATCATTGGTGATAAAGAGAGACAGCCTGATGAAGAGTTTATAAAAGAACTAGGTTTACCTTTTGAACCTAGAGACTATCAGTTAGATGCATTTAGAACTGCAGTACAATATGGTAGACAACTATTACTCTCACCAACTGCAAGTGGTAAGTCTCTTATCATTTATTTACTTGCAAGATATTATAATAAGAAAACTGTTATCATAGTTCCTACAACATCACTTGTAGAACAGATGGCAAAGGATTTTAAAGACTATGGATATGATAAAGAAATTTGTAAGATTTATAGTGGTCAGCCTGTATTTGATTCAGACATCACGATTACAACATGGCAGTCATTTAGTAAGGCTCCTAAAGATGTCATGGAAAAATTCGAGGTTGTCGTTGGAGACGAAGCCCACCTCTTCAAAGCAAATGTCCTCAAAGGAATCCTCGAAAAAATGAGGAAGACTGCAATCAGATTTGGAACTACTGGTACACTAGATGGTTCTGAATGTCATAGATTGCAACTAGAAGGAATGTTCGGCCCAGTCAAAAAGGTCATAAGCACAAAAGAATTGATAGATGACGGAACTATTGCAGATTTAAAAATAGATTGTGTCATACTTCGTCATACTAAACAGAAGAAAATGACTTACCAAGAAGAGATGGATTACCTTGTTTCTAACGATGCAAGAAATATTTTTATAGTAAATCTTGTTAGAAGTTTGAAAGGTAATACACTTGTATTGTTTCAGTATGTAGAGAAACATGGTGTTATACTTCATAGTATGATGTCGAATACAGATATGGGTGGAAACTTACACTATGTATATGGTGGCACAGATACAGAAGACAGAGAATCAGTTAGAGAGATTGTAGAACAATCAAAAGAAGATACTATACTTGCATC